CCCTTACACATAAAAACAAATATTGGGGTGTAGCTCAGCGGTAGTAGCGGGATGCTGTTAACATCTAGGTCGCAGGTTCGATCCCTGCCGCCCCAGTTGAAAGGATTGGAAATGTCCGATTCTTTCAAATTGAAAACGCTGGACAAACTTTGGAGGTATAAACCCTTGCAAGGTCTCCCACCCCATTTGGGTGCCTTCCTGAGAACAGGAAAAATAAGGTTTGGTGTTTTCTTTTATCACTGCCCTCTAATGCAGTGAAAATCGCAGAAAGTGTCTTCTGCGGGTGTCGGGCACTCGATACCCATTCGCCCTTGTAGCTCAGCTGGTAGAGCACCGCTTTTGTAAAGCGGTTGTCGCAAGTTCAAGTCTTGTCGGGGGCTCTTGACATAATGATCATTATGTCATATACTTTACAAGTCCGTGTGAAGTGAAGTGCGTGGGGTTCCGTGCCTGTGAAGAGGAAACTCTGAGGCTGGGTAAATCCCCACCATTGCGGAAGTAACTCAACGGTAGAGTCCCTGCCTTCCAAGCAGGTTGTTGCGAGTTCGAATCTCGTCTTCCGCTTATGAAAACCAAAAAACTTGACTGATCCCAAAGAAAATGTTAAGATAAATACCGTGATCAATCGTGCCGCAACTACTTGCACGATTTTCACTATGTCGTTTAGTACTAAAAACAAATTTTTATGAAACTCAAACAACTGATGCTTGCACCTGTTGCTCTGGGAATGGTTGCTCCTGTTACTGCGAATGCCGCAGATCTGAATATGGTAGCAGTCAACCAATATTCCACTTCGGAACAGGTTTCAAGTATCACTCAACTGTCTGATGTTCAACCTACTGATTGGGCATATCAGGCACTCAATAATCTTGTTGAGCGTTATGGTTGTGTTGCTGGTTATCCTAACGGCACCTATGGTGGTGGTAAGGCAATGACTCGTTATGAGGCAGCTGCACTTCTGAATGCTTGCCTTGATCGTGTAACCGAAGTTACTGATGAACTTCAACGTCTTGCTACTGAGTTCCGTGAAGAACTTGCTGTTATTCGTGGTCGTGTTGATAAACTGGAAGCACAAGTTGGTCAACTTCAAGCAACTCAGTTTTCTACTACTACCAAACTGAAAGGTGAAGCAACCTTCGTTCTTGGTGGTGTAGAAGGTGCTCGTCTTGCTAACGGAACCAACGTTGGTAACACCGCATTCAACTACGATCTTCGTCTGAACTTTGATACTTCCTTCACTGGTAAGGATCTGCTTCGCACTCGTCTGCGTTCTGGTAACTTCTCTTCGCAACCTTTCGGTTCTTCCTCTTCTCTGTTCAAACTGGATAAGGCAGAATCTTATGCAAACCAAGTCAATCTTGACCGTCTGTACTACAGCTTCCCCGCACTTGCTAAGGGCGTAACCCTGACTGCTGGTGCTCTGGTTCGTAACACTGAGATGGCATGGATTCCTACTGCATACAAGTCGGATGTTCTTGACTTCTTTGCTGTTGCTGGTGCTCCTGGTGTCTATAACAAGGCAACTGGTTCTGGTTTCGGTGCTCAGTGGGCACAAGCGGGTAAGAAAGGTTTCGTTGCTAACTTGAACTATGTTGCTCAGAACGGTTCTGATTCTACCAAAGGTGAATTTGATGCCTCTGGTGCTCTGAATACTCTGGCACAAGTTGGTTATCGTGCTCCTCAATACGGTATTGCTTTCGGTTATCGTAATGGTACGGAAGGCACTCGTGTTCGTACCTTCAATGGTGTTGCTGGTAATGGTGGTACTCTTGCCGCTAACCAAACCTCTAACGGTTATGCTCTGAATGCTTACTGGCAACCTAAGAAGTCTGGCATCATTCCTTCGGTCTCTGCCGCTTATGGTTGGAACTATGTGAGTGGTCCTGCAACTCCTAATGCTGCTACCAACTCCCAAACTTGGATGGCTGGTGTTCAGTGGAGTGATGTGTTTGCTAAGGGTAATGCCTCTGGTTTTGCCATCGGTCAACCTGGCAACGCACCTACGCTGACCAAAGACGCTCTGATGTGGGAAGCCTTCTATCGTTACAAGGTTAGCGATAACATCAGCGTGACTCCTGCAATCTTCTATGTTTCTAATAATCAGGCATTTAAGAACGCATCTTCTAACTATGGTGGTGTGATTCAGACGACCTTCCGTTTCTGATAGAATCCTGATACCTCTAAACCTCCTTTCGGGGAGGTTTTTTGGTGTTTGGTGACATTTAACTTTCTCTTAAACTCAATCAAGTACAATTACAAAGAAGTTTTTAATTTTTATGAAACTCAAACACATTGCTACAATTGGTCTTGCTCTTGCACCTACTTCTGCACTTGCTGGACCTGCTATTAATGGTGCTGGTGCTACGTTCCCCGCACCCATCTATCAACGTTGGTTCCAGGATTACTCCACATCTTCTGGTAACCGTGTGAACTATCAGTCCGTTGGTTCTGGTGCTGGTATTCGTCAATTTGTTGCTGGAACCGTAGATTTCGGTGCCTCTGATGAACCCATTAAGTCATCTGAAGCAAAGAAAGTAAAGCGTGGTGTCGTTCAGATTCCTATGGTGGGTGGAACGATTGCTATTGCCTATAACAAACCTGGTTGCAAACTGAAACTAACTCAGAAACAAACCGTTGATATTTTTTCTGGTCGTATTAAGGACTGGAAACAAGTCGGTTGTACTGCTGGTAAGATGATGGTTGTTCATCGTTCTGATGGTTCTGGAACTACTTATGCGTTCACCAACTCTCTGGATGCTTTTGGTGGTTGGGCTCCTGGTGTGGGTAAGTCCGTAAACTGGCCTACTGGTGTTGGTGCTAAGGGTAATGAAGGTGTCTCTGGCACGATCAAGAACACTCCTGGTGCCATTGGTTATGTGAACACTGGATTTGTTCGTCCCAACAAACTTCAAGCAGCAGTTCTCCAAAACAAGGCAGGTAAGTTCGTTGGACCTTCTGCTGTAACTGGTGCCGCTGCTCTGAATGGCATCAAATTGGACCCCGTGACCCTTGCTGGTGAAGATCCTAACCCCGCAGGTGCTCAGGCATATCCTATCTCCACTCTGACCTGGATTATTGCCTATAAGAGTGGTTATGCTCCTGGTAAGGCAACCGCAGTTCGTGATGCTATCAACTATGCTCTAAGTTCTAAGGCACAATCACTTGCTGATGATCTTGGTTATGTTCCTCTTGCTGGTTCTATTTTGAATAAATCCCGTATCAAGGTTCAACAAATCGGTATGGGTGAGAAGTGATATAGATAGTATTAATTTTTAAATATGAAGCAATTGATCAAGCGTTGGAAAAAAAGACCAAAAACCCGTCAGGGATGGATTGATCTATATGTTTCATATCTAAAGAGGATACCAGAGAGGCAATACTTCCCAATCTTTATATTGCTCTCTCTATATTTTGTGATTCCGTATAGTGAGTTTGTAGTCACTGCACTCATACCACTATACTTTATCTTTGAAAAACAAGTTCGTTGGGTCTGTAACAAGATTCCAATGCCAGATTATTTGAGAATAGGTGGTTCAGTTATTTTCTTTTTGGTTATGATTGACGACTATCTGTTTTACTTTGCGCTCATATCTATCATTGTTTGGAGTGCTAAACAAGTCAACAAAAACAAACAAGAAGAGGGGGAGTTGACAAAACCCCCTTTTTAGTGTATTATAGATAACGAGTTAGGAGGGTTATGTCTCTTATTTCCCAGATGGACCGTCAAATGGTTATTGAGGCACTTGAGTATTATATCCAGAGACTTAAAGAAGACAACTGTACAGAAGCATCAATCTATGCCTATAACACACTTCTTCGCTGGATAGAATTGGAGTATTTTAAGAATGAAAATTAATCTCTGGTTCTGTAAGGATATGGATCAATGGCGTTGGACTCTAACTGATGATCATCGTCCGATTATTAAGCAAGAGTCAGGGCAGCAAACAGATCTACGAGATGCTATGAATGATGTAGCAAATACAGTAGAATATCTTATGAGTCAGTATTGACTTTTTATGGGCGATTGGCGCAGCGGTAGCGCAGCTGCTTTACACGCAGACGGTCATTGGTTCGAATCCGATATTGCCCACTTATAAATACCTAAAAAACTGGTATAATGGAAAAATTATATAAGTTACTTTCTGACACTCAGGCAAGTCTTTTTGTCTTATTTCAGAAAACTTGGGTTTATCATTGGCACATTGTTGGGCCTGACTTTAAGCAGATTCACGACTTATTTGGTGAGCAATATCTTGCTATTCAAGAGGAAGTTGATCGTGTTTCTGAGCATATGAGGTATCTTGGTGCAAAACCAGTTAGTTCATTGTCAAGGGTAATAGAGGTTTCTGGTGTTGGTGAAGCAAAATCTAATATTTCCGAAATGGAAATGATTCGTGATTTGATGGATGGTCATCAAAAAATAATTACTATGCTTTCCAATGCTGCTACTGAAGCAGAGGAACAGAAGTCAAGAGGAACGATCAATCTTCTTGATGATTTAAATGAAGCACACGGTAAGTTCGTTTGGATGCTTCGCTCATTTACTGAAAAATAATTAACTTATTATAGAGATGGAAAATTTAAGAATTAGATGCCGCTCCTGTGGTAGGGAGTTAGAAGGGCATCCTACGAAAACTGTGTCTTGTGGTTGCCCTAATATGGCATCCATTCGTGGTGATAAGATTTCGGCAGTTGACTTATCTGCTGTTGTTATGTTAAACTCTTATGGACACAAATCAAAACCTGGTGTTCTGACTAATGAAGATCTTGCCTTTCAGGAGGCAAGGAGACAACGTAAAGTAAGACGTTTAGATTTTGAAGTCCGTTAAGGACTTTTATTGGAAGCGTGTCCGAGTGGTTTAAGGAACTTGTCTTGAAAACAAGCGTGTTAATAGCACCGTTGGTTCGAATCCAACCGCTTCCGTTACAAATATTACAAATTTTAGATTTTCTTAATCTATATTTTTGTATCAACACAAACTTGACATAGTAAAAGTACTTACTAGAATAACTAGTAGTATTCAACCTAAAACCCTATGGATCAGCACACCTATGACAATTGGGTGAAGATCAAGGAGACTTTTGAATCTTCTGGGAACACCGATAATATGTTCTATAAGAGAGCAGTAGAAATCGTTAAAACCAGAAGAGATCCTCTGGCAAAGTTTCTTGGAGATGAGAAATGATGGAACCATTTGACGATGATTATGTAACTCGCACAGAAGTGCAGGAGATGATCGATGCTGCAATACGACGACACAACCGTAATGCTTCTATCATTAGTATGTGCGTCGGTTGGGTGGTTCTTGCTTTATTTGCTGAGGGACTTTTAAGGTTGATTGGGGTTATTCCCCCGTTACTTCCATTTCTTAAAATTACTTTAAACTAATGGGGATAATTACAGAAAAAGATTTGCAAGAACTCCAAAGGAGAGTTTTACAACAGAAAATAGACGAACTATTTGAAGAACCTTCAACTTATGAGGATGAGGACGATGAGTAATCTTTTTATATCTTCATTTTTACTTTTTGGTTCTATTATACTATTCATTTATTGGGGACTTACACACGCATATCCAGGAGTTGTATGAAAGTAGGATTAATTGGTTTGGGAAGAATGGGTGAGGGCATGTCTCGCCGTATGATGAAAGCAGGAATAGAAGTTTGGGGGTATCGAAGAAATTATGAAAAAGCAAACGAAGCATACGAAAACGGATATGTTAATGGTATTACAACTTCTATACAAAGCCTTGCTCAAGTAGTAAAACATACTCAGAGTGGAGTATCAGACAAATATGGACCAGGCATCTTTATGATGGTTGTACCAGCAGAAACAGTAGAGGAGACGATTAATGAGTTACTACGATATTGTGACGAAGGAGATATTATTATTGATCATGGCAATAGCAATTTTAAAGACAGTCGGAAAAGAGCAGAGCGTCTTGCAAAGTTGGGTATCCAATATATTGATTGCGGCACTAGCGGTGGTGTTTATGGCTTGGATCGTGGATACTGTCTTATGGTTGGAGGTGGAAATACTGCAGTCGCCACTTGTGCAAGCATTTTTGATGCCCTCGCACCAGGAATCGGTGCTGCCACCAGGACTCAATTTAACTCAGACGTAACTTCTGCTGAGTTTGGTTGGTTGCATTGTGGTGGTCCAGGCGCAGGGCACTTTGTTAAAATGGTTCATAATGGAATTGAGTATGGAATAATGCAGGCATATGCAGAAGGATTTAACATTATTAAAAACGCCAATGCAGGTGCCAAGTATGTCAGAGAAGGAGATGCAGAGGTTGCCCCAATGGCAGACCCCGAAAGTTATTGTTATGATATTGATGTTGCTGAGGTGGCTGAGTTATGGCGTCGTGGTAGCGTGGTTGGGTCTTGGTTACTCGATCTTACTGCTGATGTGTTACGCAGGGATGGTGAGCTTAAACAGTTCTCTGGCGGCGTATCCGACAGTGGTGAGGGTCGTTGGACTGTTTCTGCCGCTGTGGATCTGGGGGTTCCCGCTCCTGTCATTACTACTGCACTATTTGAAAGATTTAACTCACGCAATCTCGGATCCTTCGGAGCAAAAATCTTAAATGGAATGCGTTATATGTTCGGTGGTCATCACGTAAGATAAGGAGTTATTAAATGGAAAGATTTAACGGATTATCAGAATACGAACTGAAACTTTTAGCAGATGCAGTCTGGACAAGGCAAAGACATTTTATCGCTGGTGACAGAAAATTTAAAGAGTATGGAGCACTTCTGGATGAGATTCGAAAGTTAGTAGATTACAAACCAGGCGTATTTTTATGAAAAAGTTCAACGATACAATCCTGCTAGTCACGATATCAATCATTGACTTTCTGTATCGTGACTTACCCATACAAAGATTCTGGGTTTTGGAAACAATTGCCAGAGCACCATACTTTGCTTTCGTGAGTGTGCTGCATCTTAAAGAATCATTAGGACTCAGAGATTTATCACACTAC